GTCGGTTACACAGAGTCGCGAAAGTCAAGATTTCCGACAAATAGGATTTGCGCTTTTATGACACTTAAATTAGAAACCATAAATATAGATGCTCTCATCCTTGACCCTCAGAATGCAAGGCTACATGATGGTAAGAATATTCAGGCTATTGCAGGATCACTGAGTCGTTTTGGTCAGCGAAAACCGATAGTTATATCTGGTAACAATGTGATTGTGGCTGGTAACGGAACTGTCGCTGCTGCGAAGCATCTTGGGTGGTCTGAGGTGCAGATTGTTCGTGTGCCACCAGATTGGACTGCTGAACAAATCACAGCCTATGCTCTGGCTGATAATCGTACAGCTGAGTTAGCTGAGTGGGATTCTAAGATTCTGTCTGAGCAGTTAATTGAGTTAGATGCTGTTGGCTGGGATATAGCTGAGTTTGGCTTCGAGCCTTTAAATCCTGTCATAAATCTAGACGATGATGAGCCTTTGAGTTTTGATGAAGTCACACCCAGAGTTAAGTTAGGTGAGTTATGGTCTTTAGGTAATCACCGATTGTTATGTGGTGATTCAACTGATGTAAAGACCATTGATAAATTGATGAATCAATCTAAGGCTGATTTAGTGTTTACCGATCCACCATACGGAATGGATTTGGATACTGACTATACAAAAATGGGTTCAGGTGGTAAAAAGTATGATGCAGTTATTTCAGATAATAAATTATTTGATGCTGAGTTTATTCTTACCTATTTTGCTTATTGCAAAGAAATCTTTTTGTGGGGTGCAGATTACTATGTTGAAACTCTTAACAGAAAATATCCTAATTTAGGTAGTTGGATTATTTGGGATAAATATTCTGATGAACAAAGAACAGGTTTGCTAGACGGCAGATTTGGTAGCGCATTTGAAACTTGCTGGTCTAAGACTCCACATAAAAGAGAACTCGCTCGAGTATTAGTAACAACTAACTACACAGCAAGAGGAGATGAAACTAGAGTTCACCCAACTCAAAAACCTGTCGCATTGGCTAAATGGTTTTTAGATAGATGGGGCAAGGATTCTAAAATTATTGTTGATCTGTTTTTAGGTAGTGGTTCAACTTTAATGGCTTGCGAACAATTAAATAAATGGTGTTACGGAATAGAATTAGACCCAAAGTATTGTGATGTCATAATAGATAGATGGGAAACCCTAACAGGTAAAACGGCTGAGAGAATCATAAGTGAGTAGAACTGGCAGACCACCTAAACCTATTGAACAAAAAAGGCTCACAGGTAATCCGGGTAAAAGACCGTTACCTACTGAGGGCTCTCTTGTTTTATTACCATCCATGTATGAGGTACCTGAACCACCTAGACCGTTAGTGACAGATGCTGCTAAAGGTATGTGGGATCGTGTTTGGACTATGGGTCAGACATGGCTGAGTCCACAGACAGATATCGAATTATTACTGATGACATGCGAGATGATAGACGAAAGATGGAACTTAAGAATTAAAGTACTGACTGATAACAGACCAGAAGAAAGAAAAGGGCTAAGAGATTTAGAGCGACAGCTGGTCGCTAACTTATCTTTATTAGGCTTCACACCTACTGACAGATCACGACTAGGTGTAGCTGAGGTAAAGAGAGTATCTAAAATAGAGGAACTGCGTGAGCGCACAAAAGCAAACAGGATCGTGGCCACCGAGATGGCTGACACCGATTCCAGCATCAAACCTATTAGCGAGTAGAGGTCACGAAGTCTCAGACTTCATTAACGCTCTATGTATCCAGACTAAAGATACTGTCGCTGGTACAGCTGGTGAACCTATCGTGCTTAGAAACTGGCAGGAAGAATTACTGACTCATATCTTTGCAGTCAGACCAGATGGGCATTTACGTCATCGAACAGCCCTAGTAGGTATGGCACGTAAGAACGGTAAATCAGCTATGTCATCAGGTATCGCACTATGGGGTTTATTTATGGGTGAGCCAGGCTCTGAGATTTATTCTTGTGCTGCTGATAGAGATCAGGCACGTATCGTATTCGGTGATGCTAAAAGGATGATTGAGGCTGAGCCTGAGATGATGGAGCAGGCTAAGTTGTATAGAGATGCTATAGAGATTCCAGCATTAGGATCTGTGTATCGTGTGCTCTCATCTGAGGCTTTCACTAAAGAGGGACTTTCACCCACGCTAGTTGTGTATGACGAATTACATGCTGCTCCTAATCGTGAACTTTTTGATGTTATGACTTTAGGTATGGGTGCTAGGCGTGAGCCTTTGATGTTAGCGATAACTACAGCTGGAGTTAAGACAGATCAGACAGGTCAGGACTCAGTGGCATATAACTTATATCAGTACGGTCAGCGTGTAGCTAAGGGTGAACTGGTCGATGATTCATTCATGATGGCATGGTGGGAAGCACCGATGGATGCTAATCACAGAATCCCTGAGACATGGGCTATGGCGAACCCTGCATTCGGTGATCTTAATAGTGTCGAGGATTTCGAGTCAGCAGTAAAACGTACACCAGAATCTGAGTTTAGAACGAAGCGCACTAATGCCTGGGTGTCTAGTAGTCAGGCATGGTTACCATCAGGTGCATGGGAGTTGAGAAATGAGGACAGACCTGTAGACCCAAATACTGAGGTAATTCTTGGATTTGATGGGTCATTTTCAGGTGATGCATCAGTAATTATCGGTGTAACAGTGGAAGAAAATCCTTACATATTTATGGTAAAAGCGTGGGAGAAACAAGTGACTGATCGCGATGACTGGCGCGTGGATACACAGGAAGTGGAGCAGGAAATTATTGAAGCCTGTAATAGATATAAAGTGCGTGAGATAGCATGCGACCCATTTAGATGGCAGAGATCTATGCAGGTACTTCAGGATATGGGACTACCGATTGTGGAGTGGCCATCTACATCTGCTGCTCGCATGATTCCAGCGTGTGCAAAGTTTTATGACGCAGTGGTGCAGGAGAAATTAACGCATGATGGAAATCCATTATTGGCACGTCATATCTCTAATGCAGTCATAAAGACCGATAGACTAGGACCGAGGATAGTAAAAGAGCATCGTGGTTCGCCACGCAAGATAGATGCTGCAGTTGCTAGTATCATTGCATTTGATAGAGCAACTACATCACATGTCGATGCAGAGCAACCTGTCCCAGAATTTTACATGTAGGGAGTTTCATTGTCAGCCACACTCATTCAGGCATTAGGTCTGATTACTATCTCAGCTGGTATCGCTTGGATATTTCCACCAGCAGGTGTAGTCGCTTTAGGTATAGGTATAGTCCTATTTGGTCTAGCATTTGAACGTGGTAAATAATGCTAGGTAAATTATTTGGTAACAGTGAAAATCGTAATATCTCATTTCAGTCCATATGGGGAGCTGGTGACACCTTTGCATTCACAACAGAGGCTGGCACACCGATAGATGAAAATACTGCGATGCGCATTAGCGCATTTTATTCCTGCGTTCTACTTATCTCAGACACCATATCAACACTTCCACTAGATGCTTATATCAGACGTGATGGTAATCGAGTTCCATACAGACCACGCCCAGACTGGGTGATGACCCCAGATGTAGATTTATTAAGATCTGAGCATTACCAACAGGTACTCGTATCACTGCTACTTGACGGTAACGCATTTATTCGTATCTATCGTGATGGTCGTGGAGATGTCGCAAATCTTGTAGTACTAGACCCTATGCGTATCACTGTGCGCAGAAACCCAGCTACACGTGAAATCGAATACGTATTCGATAACGCTGAGGCAGGTGTCGTATCCAAAGATGACATGATTCACATAACAGAAATGCGTAAGCCTGGAGCATTACGTGGACTATCACGTGTATCAGAATTAAAAGATAATCTAGGTCTAGCATCAGCACTGCAATCATTTGCAGCACGCTTCTTCGGTCAAGGTGCAACAGTGCAAGGCATCATCGAGTTCCCTGGTAACTTAACACGCGAGCAAGCCACTAATCTGCGCGATAACTTTGACATCTCACATAAAGGCTACAGAAAGGCACATAAGACTGGTGTTCTATCTGGTGGAGCAAAATACACTAAGACTGGAACAGCACCTGACGAAGCACAAATGCTGGAGTCACGTAAGTTAGCCATCGAAGAAATCGCAAGAATGTTCAGAGTTCCACCTCACATGATCGCCATTACAACCCCTGGCGCTATGAGTTACGCATCACTTGAACAAAATAATATCAACTTCGTGGTGCATACACTTAGACCATACTTAGAAAAAATTGAACAGGCCTACACAAGACTATTACCATCCGAAGCATTTATTAAGTTCAACGTAGACGGCCTATTACGTGGTGATTACACAACACGTATTCAGGGTTATAGCATCGGACTACAGGCAGGTTTCTACTCAGTGAATGATGTGCGCAGATTCGAGGATCTACGACCAGTTGAAGATGGTGACCAGTTCAGAGTTCCACTGGCAAATATAAACATTACAGACTCACAGGTAATCGAGCAGGCTAAGAAAGTTGAAATGGCTCAGCGCCTAGTCTTTGCAGGTTACGATCCAGCACAGGTATTAAGCGCATTAGAGTTACCAGCTATCGCTCATACTGGTCTGCCATCTACACAGTTACAACCTGTAGCACAAATAGATCCATTAGATCCTGAGTCAGTTTATGAGGTCAAATAAATGGCGCTTGTTACTGGACAAACTGCTATAGGTACTGCTGCAGTTAAAATCGCAGGTAATTATGAATACGCAACTACATTGCATATGCATTTATCTGATAACACAGACAACGTTTTTATTGGACCAGCTGGACTCACTACATCTACTGGTCTTAAGTTACAAAAACAAGCACACGTAGATATCGAACTAGGACAAAATGATGCCGTCTACGCTATCGCTTCATCCACTGGACCATTCACAATCACCTGGTTGGTTGAGGGTAGATAGTGCCATATTTCATTACAGACTCAGCAGCCGATTGTGCAGGCTGGGCAACGATTAAAGAAGATGGCGAAGTTATCGGATGCCATACCACTAAACAAGATGCTATAGATCAAATGATTGCAGTGTCTATAGCTGAAGATATAGAGCCAGGTGGTGAGCGTGCTCCTGCTCCAGCATCAGATCAGATACAAGGTAGTGACGAGAATCAACCTGATAGTGCTCAGGGTGCTGGGGGGTCAGTAACTTTTAGTGAGGCTACGACTACGGCTTTAAGAAATAAAGTGACTGAGCATAATGACAAGATGGCTGAGCAAAATAAACCAGATTACACTCGCACCACATTAGGACAGCTGAAAGCCGTTTATAGACGTGGATCAGGTGCATACTCTACATCTCATAGACCAGGCATATCCAGAGCAGCATGGTCAATGGCTAGAGTTAATGCATTTCTTTATCTTTTGCGTAATGGTAGACCAGAAAATCCTAACTATGTGACCGATAACGATTTACTACCAGAAGGACATCCGAGATCTACTCGTAGTCTGCCCACAGAGGATAGAGCACTACCAGATAACTACAGACCATCTTTATCACCAGATGTGCCTGAAGGCAGAGCATGTGGGAACTGCTATTTCTATGATGAGTCAAATATCAAAGAATATCCTGATGGTGAACTGCGTGCATACTGTGAGAAGTGGGATGACTATGTAAATGGTGCTTACTACTGTAACGCATGGCAACCACACGATGATGAAGAAAGTCCAGATGACCAGATGGAAGAACGACAGGTAAATCTCACACCCCCTGCATACATGCGAGCAGCAGCCAGACGTGGATTAGAGCTAAATGCACAAGGATTCGGTGGCGATGGTTTGACAGATAAAACTCTAAGAGAAGCACGTGCTATGGCTAATGGTCAGGTGTCAGAGGATAAGTGGAGAAGAATCGCACCCTGGATAGCCAGACACATGGTAGATCTAGATGCACCATCTAATAGAAACCCTGATGACCCAGGATATCCAGGAGCTGGACTGGTCGCACACCTTTTATGGGGTTCAGGTGTAAGTAAAGCATCAGCTATGCGTGCCATGAATTATGCAGAGTCAATAGTCAGTCAGTTAGATAAAGAAGAACAGAACAGCAGATGGTCGAGTATCGCTATACAATTAGATAAAGATAAAGAGGATAAAAGCATGACTACAAAAGTAGAACGCAGAATTAAGACCGATGTGGACTTTGAGATAAGACTCGAGCCCGATACTGATAATGGTATGCGATTCACAGGTTATGCAGCCGTATTTAACAGCGACTCCGAACCACTACCTTTCACAGAACGCATAGTCCCAGGTGCATTCAAGCGCTCACTTAAGGCGCGTAACGAAATTAAAATGTTCGTTAATCATAATATGGATATGGTTTTAGCATCCACTAGAGCAAAGACTTTAAAACTTACTGAGGACTCTAAAGGCTTACTAGCAGAGGCAGAATTACCTGACACAACTTATGGTCGTGACTTATCTGTGCTCATGCAAAGAGGTGACGTTAATGCTATGTCATTCGGTTTCTCTGTCCCACAAAAAGGTGACAGATGGTCAGATGATGGTAGAACTCGCGAACTGCTAGACATACGTCTACATGAGGTATCTATCGTCACAGGCTTTCCTGCATATCAAGCCACTACAGCATCTGTCAGAACACTAGAAATAGTCGCATCTAGAACAAATACAGATGTAGATAAATTAGCTGACGCATTATTAAAATTAGAATCTGGTGAAGCACTTAACGCTGAAAATGCTGACCTCATTACAGAAGTGGTCACAAAATTAAGAGATGATAAACCACTACTAGGATCATTTAATAACCTAGACATCAAGCGCAAACAATTAGATTTAGTCTACAAGGCTCTCTAATGAACAGAGACCAAGTGAAAGACATTATACTTAGAACAGCTGGATACCCAGAATCAGGTGCTATCAAAGACATCGCAGATGCATTAGCTGATGCCATTATTAAAATAGATGAACCTGAGATTAAAAGATACGAACCAGTTAAAGAGACTAGAGTCGTAGAAAGTAACGAGACACGCTAAATCTGAGATAAGATATCTCTATGTAGTTGCGTGGATGCCACCACTACTGTCCTGTCGTGTGAGCCACGCAGAAATGTAATACAACCCTATTAACACAAAAAGGACACATAATGTCATTGGACTATATTAAACAACAGCATGAAGCACGTAATCGTGCCTGGGAAGAAGCAAAGGCTCTTCTAGATGCTGCAGCAACAGAAAATCGCGAACTATCAGCAGATGAAAACACTAAATATGAAAACATCTCAGCTGACCTAGATCGCAGAGCACAAATCATCGAAACATTAAAGGCAGATGCTGATCGCGAACTGCGTGCAGCAGAAGCAATGAGAGGTTTCGAAGCACAATCACAACCAGTAGCAGATAAGTCAGTTGCTAAAGATGAAGCCGAAGTTATTCGTTCATTAGCACGTGGCGATATCAGATCCTACGAATTTGAAAAAAGAGATATTACAAAATCCAGCACTGGATCTCCTGTACCTACCTCTTTCTACAACAGAATTATTGAGCTAGCACGTTTCGTTGGTCCTATGCTTGAAACTTCTACAATCCTGAACACTGCTGGTGGAGAGAACTTACAAATTCCATCACTAAGTGCGTATTCAGCCACACAAGGAACTGCAACTGCAGAAGCGGCAGCATTCTCAGAAGCCGATCCTACATTTAATTCATTCGTAACATTAGGTGCATACAAATATGGTTTCCTAATCCAAGTTACACGTGAATTAGTTGAAGATGCTGGCGTTGATATTCTTGGATTCCTAGCCGACCAAATCGGTAACACTATGGGTACAACTGCAAATAGCAGATTGACTCTTGGTACAGGAACTATAGAACCAAACGGTATCGTTACTCGCGCAGGCTCAGGCGTAGCATCAACAGCTACATCCTTAGCAGCCGATGATCTAATCTCACTTGTGTACTCACTCGACACAGTTGCACGCAGATTGCCAGGCTCTGGCTTTATGATGAACGCAAACACAGTCGCAGCAGTACGTAAGTTAAAAGACAACGCAGGTCAATACCTATTCAGCCCATCAATGAACTCAGAAGATCGCGACTTATTATTAGGTCACCGTATCTATGAAAACCCAGCGATGAGCAACGTAGGTTCAGCTGTGAAGTCAGTTGTCTTTGGTAACTTGAGTTCATATTTCGTACGTCAAGTTGGTGGCATCAGAGTAGACAGATCCGATGATTACGCCTTTAACCAAGACCTAATCACATTCAGAGCGCAAGTACGTCTGGATGGAAACCTAATTCAGACCAGCCATGTTAAGTATTTAACAACCAGCTGATCTAATTAGTACATAGTCGTCTAGGATGCGAAGCGCAGGTCGTGTCCTAGACCCCAGTTTGACCCCATGCTCATGTAGTGTGGGGTCACACTTATATAAAGGAGTCCTGCGTGAATAGAGCTGACCGTAGAGCAGCAGATAAACAAAAACCTAGACATTTACATGCCGTCAAATCTGGTAACACAAAACGTAGAACGTTATGGATGTCTAATGCACCCTGGGCTACTACTGGATATGGGCAACAGACAGCACAGGCAGTACCACGATTTAAAAAGGCTGGATACGATATCGCTATTGCTGCTAATTATGGTTTAGAAGCGGCAGCATCTACATGGCCTACACCCTATGGTGATGTACCAGTTTATCCACGTGGACATGATCAGTGGAGCAACGATGTAATTCCTGCACATATGTATGACTGGTATAGACATGATCCGACAGCTGAGCACGCCATGATCACCCTATTCGACCAGTGGATATTCAAAGGACCTAGATATTCTGACTGGCGCATAGGTGCCTGGACACCGATAGATCACATGCCAGCACCACCTGATGTCGCTGCATGGGTGAGACAAGATTTCGTTACACCTATCGCTATGAGCATGTATGGTAAGTCGATGCTTGAGAATGTGGGTATTCCATCTGAGTATGTGCCACATGCTATCGAACGTGTGTACGAACCAACTGATTTTATTATTAGAGATGATGAGCAGATTACTGCTCGCGAGATGATGCGTGTACCAGAAGATGCATTTGTGGTGGGTATGAATGCTGCTAATAAAGGTGTGTACCCATGCCGTAAAGCGTTCGGTGAGAATATTTTGGCATTTTCTATGTTTGCACAAAAGCACCCAGATGCAGTTCTTTATCTACATACTGATGCGCTAGGCAGTTTAGGTGGCATCAAAATGCTGGAGTTAATACAATCAGTAGGACTTAAAAAAGAGCAATACAGATTTGTAGATCCGTATATGCTCAGGACTGGTATCCCAGCTAATGAGATGGCTGCGATTTACACTGGTATGGATGTACTACTAGCGACTTCATATGGTGAGGGATTTGGAATACCAACTATTGAGGCACAGGCCACAGGCACCAGAGTAATCGTGTCGGACTTTGCAGCATCCACAGAGTTATGTGGAGATGGCTGGCTGATAGGTGGACAACCATTATGGGATGCACCACAAAAGTCTTTCTTCCACGTTCCATCTATCCCTGAAATAGTGTCAGCTCTAGACGATGCATATATCAAGGCAGATGACCGATCTATTAAGGCTATAGATTTTGCAGCCCAGTATGAGGCTGATGCAGTCTTTGATAAGTACTGGACAAAAGCCCTAGATAGTCTTTATGGCAAACCTGCACCAGTTTTAAATGATGGAGTACGAGGCGTGTCTATTGAAAGCCCAGGGATACCAGCAGAGGCCTCAGAAAGCAAAATATGATTCCTGTAGTCATAGTCCCAGTCTTAACCCGACATGACTTATTAGATCGGATGATTGCTTCTATAAATTATCCAGTTAGAGATTTGGTAATTATAGATAATGGTGGCTCTACTAATTATGAGCCTCAGTGGAATCAGTGGGTTAATCAGGTACATCACTGGACATTCCCACATAATCTAGGTGTATCTACATCATGGAATCTGGGCATCAAAGCATTTCCATATGCTGATTACTGGATGGTGTGCAATTTTGATATTGAGTGGTCAGGTGAGTCACTTAAATTATTTGCAGAAACAGCTACACCAGACTCATTAGTACTATCAGGTTCACCTCAGCCCTGGTGCGTGTTCACAGTCGGCTGGCAGGTCGTAGATAAAATAGGTTTATTTGATGAGGCGTTGCATCCTGCATATTTTGAGGATAACGACTATCAGCGCAGATGTAATTACGCAAATATTAAAACCAATCAGTCTTTCATACCTGTAGCGCACGATAACTCATCTACACTGCAGGCAGGTTACACAGCGCGTAACGCTGAGACATTTCCAAACAATGCAGAGTATTATCACGATAAAGAGCAACGAGGAGATCTGTCAGAGGGTAGATGGAGTATTAGACGTAGGAGACGTAATGCTTGGGACAGCTGATGTAACCATTATTACTGCAACCATTCCACCCCGAGCAGACTTGTTAGCCAGAGCAGTTAAGAGTGTAGAAGCACAAACACTGCAACCTGCAGCACATCTGATTATGGAAGATAGTAATAAATTAGGTGGAGCAGCGATAAAAGATAAACTATTAAAAAAAGTTAAGACCAAATATGTAGCTGTACTGGATGATGATGATGAACTGCTACCTCAGCATATTGAGGTAATCTACAAATGTATTACAGAATCGGATGCTGACTTAGTATATCCCTGGTTTAGATATCAAACTTCTGGTAATGCTGGTCACCTTGAACGATATTTTGGCGTGGCATGGTCTAATGAGGATGTTCACCAGGTCCCTATAACTTGGATCGCAAAAACACTTACGATTAAACGAGCCGGGGGCTTCTCAGAGGGTTATGAACCTGAATCCATGATTTTAGATAGTGAAGGAAATCGCATAGGCGATGATTTTCTACTAATAAAACGTCTAGTGGAACATGACAGAATAATTAAACATCACCCTGAAATTACCTGGATTTATCATGATGATCGTCAGTCCACATTAGGTATGCC